TTGCTTATTATGTCGAATCCGGCGCGGTTACGGTAGGCAAACAACAGCGTAATCAGAACAACATAAGTGCTTACTGTATCCCTAAAAAGATACGGTCTAACATGAAAACTTGGGACTAGACTATGAGCAGGGAAATTTCATCAATCAGTCGCGTAGGCACTACAGAACCATTTGAGCTACAAGTCAAACGTGGTCAAGTCGGATGGCATTACGCCAACTTCAAGTTTGGCTTCAACCCAGATGTCGATGACAGCTTAGAGACAGTGTGGGCGCAAGGCGGTTTGTACAGTTACATCGAAACTGCAACGGTGCTCAAAGTGTCTAGCTCTTCTGCAAACGATACGTCCGCAGGAACTGGTGCGCGTACCGTCACCTTGTCCGGCTTAGACGAGAACTATGCAGAGATAAGCGAGACGGTGACGTTGAACGGGCAAACTGCTGTCAACACAACCAAAACGTACATCCGAATCAACCGTATGGTGGTGAATACCGCTGGGTCTGGCGGGCAGAATGCGGGTGTTATCTATGCAGGTGATGGCACTGTGACATCTGGTGTCCCTGCTGATAAGTACGCAACAATTGCTATCGGTGACAATCAGACGCTTATGGCGCTGTGGACGGTTCCAGCAGACCACACAGCCTATTTGCTTCAAAAAGACGTAACTGCCGCTACAGCGCAAAACAATAAATACGCCAACGTCCACTTGGTGGCGCGACCTTTTGGCGAGGTATTTCAAACTAAAGATAAGCACGTTATTGATAATGGCGTGATACATCAGACTTACAGCATTCCTCTGAAGTTTGAAGAAAAAACAGATATAGAGGTTCGCTGCATTGGAGATTCTGCGGCTGCTGATATAGCCGTGTCTGCTAGTCTTGATATCATCTACATCCGAAACGGTGATTCTTTATGAGTATCGTCGCATCATTAGTAGGGCCGGTTACAGGGCTACTTGATAAGTTTATTGAGGACAAGGATCAGAAAAACGCCTTGGCCCATGAGATTGCTACGATGTCTGAGCGACACGCTCAAGAACTTATGAAGGGTCAGCTAGACGTAAACAAGACCGAAGCTGCACATAAGTCGTTGTTTGTTGCTGGCTGGCGGCCCAGTATCGGTTGGGTGTGTTCGCTGGGCTTACTCTACAATACCATTATTGCCAACATTCTAGGCATCTGGGTAGACCTACCCGAAATAGATACAACACTGCTTGTTCCCGTTATGATGGGGATGCTTGGACTAGGCGCAATGAGAAGCTACGAGAAGGTTAACTCCGTAGCTAGGGAGAAGTAATGAGCGATTTAATTAGTATGCTTAAACGCCACGAAGGTGTGCGGTCTAAATCTTATATATGCTCGGCTGGGTATGAAACAATTGCCGTGGGCCGAAACATTAGTGAGTCCGGCCTTGGCCTGTCTGATGATGAGATTGACTACCTGCTAAACAACGACATCAAGCGGGTAAAAGAAGAGCTTACAGATAGTTATTTCTGGTTCCCTGCAATGAACGAAGCGCGTCAAGATGCCTTGGTAGACATCTCCTTTAACCTCGGACAGACTCGTTTGCGTGGCTTTGTTAAGGCGCTTGAGGCTATGTCCCGTGAGCAGTTTGACATTGCTGCGGATGAATTCATGGACAGTAAGTGGAGCCAACAAGTAGGCAACCGTGCCATAGAGGTGACTGAGATGATTCGCACAGGTGAGTACCAGTAATGCCTTTACAGAAGTTTATATTTCAACCCGGCATCAATAAAGAAGGCACTGATTACACTGCGGAAGGCGGTTGGTTTGACGGAAATCTGGTGCGTTTTCGTAAAGGGTTCCCTGAGAAGATAGGTGGTTGGGTTAAGTATTTGACCAGTTCCTACAACGGTACAGGCCGTAAAATGTTGGGCTGGGTTGCGCTAGACGGAACGCGGCTCTTGGGCCTCGGCACGCGAACCAAATTATACGTTCAAGAAGGCGCAGACTTTGATGACATAACACCTATTCGCGCCACCTCAACCAATGGTGTTGTTTTTGCAGCCACTGATGGTTCTTCCGTCATTACTGCAACAGATGACGTTCATGGCGCAAGTAAAGGCGACTTTGTAACTTTTTCAGAGGCGGTGTCTCTTGGCGGTGTTATCACTGCGGTAGTGCTTAATCAAGAATATGAGATTGCATCTGTCCCTTCTGTTAATACATATACCTTTACCGCTAAAGACACCAGTGGCGACACTGTTACAGCCAACTCTTCTGACACTGGTAACGGTGGGTCTGGTGTAGACGGCGCTTATCAAATATCACCCGGCTTAGATACTTATGTAGACGGCACGGGTTGGGGCGCAAGCTCATGGGGTGACGGCACGTTTGGTTCTAGCAGTGCAATTGGCTCTAATAATCAGCTAAGGCTGTGGTCTTTAGACAGCTTTGGTGAAGACTTGATTGCGTGCCCTCGGGGCGGAAGTGTTTACTATTGGGATTACTCGACCTTTAGTACTAGGGCCGTTGCTCTTGCCGATTTAGCTGGCGCAAACCTTGCTCCTACATTGGGCTTGCAGGTATTAGTTTCAGACGTTGATCGTCACGTTCTTGTTCTTGGGGCAGATCCTATTGACGCTCCGGGTACAGGTCGAACGGGCGCAATAGACCCGCTTCTTATTGCCTTCTCTGACCAAGAAAATGCTGCGGAGTGGCAACCTTTATCTACCAATACCGCGGGTTCACTGCGATGTTCTGCCGGATCTCAAATAATTGGCGGGCTTAGGGCTAGGCAAGAAACTTTAATCTGGACGGACGTTGCGTTGTACAGCCTTCAATTTATTGGGGCACCGCTTACTTTTGGTTTAACGCTTATTAACGAAGGCGTAAGTTTGATTGGGCCTAACGCGCCAGTAAACACGCCTACCGGCATCTTCTGGATGGATAAAAAAGGTTTTTACGCATATCAAGGTGCGGTGCAACCAGTTCCATGCAGTGTTCATTCGTATGTATTTGACGATTTTAATGAAGATCAAGCGTTTCAAGTGTTTGGGTTTTTAAACAAGCAGTTTAACGAAGTAGGCTGGTTTTACTGCTCGGGCAGTTCAAGCACTGTTGATCGTTATGTTACTTACAACTATGTTGATCAGACATGGTCTATTGGTCAGTTGGCTAGAACAGCTTGGCTAGATGAGGGTATTGAAAGCGTCCCCCGAGCCGCGGGCTATGACGGGACAAGCAACTACATCTATTCGCATGAAACAGGTTTTGATGATGACGGCGCTCCGATGGACAACGTGTTTATTGAAAGTGCCGATTTTGATTTAGGCGAAGGCGAAGACTTTCAGTTTATCCGTAGGTGTATTCCAGACGTGAAATTCACGGGTAACGGTGGTACAGATCAAACAATTAACTTTGTGCTAAAGGCGCGAAACTATCCCGGCGAATCACTGACCACGGATCAAACGACTGCCTTTACGGGGACTACCACCAAGATTGACACTCGGGCACGGGGCCGGCAAGCAGCGGTACGTTTTGAGTCAGATGATGACGGTGCGCCGGGGGTACGAACAGGGGTAGGTTTTAGGATCGGCGGTACTCGGTTAGATCTACAACCTAACGGCAGAAGATGAGCAAGCTTTTACAGGGGCGATTACCGCTTGCGCCAATGGCGCAGAACGTAGACGGCAATACCTTTAATAAGGCTATTCGTCTGCTAGAGATAAGTTTGGATTCTTTTAATCCAGACGCTACTCCGCAGTTTACAAGGGCGGAACGTGATACTTTAAAGTTTAATGCAGGAGACGTTATTTGGAACGTTTCTATTGAAAACTTACAGGTTTATGATGGTGATAACTGGGTGAGTTTATCGGCAGAATTGCCGTATACTCAGGACGGTTTAGAAGCTACGGGACTTGTAGGTAGTGTTCAAGTGATTAACAAAGGTTCTATCGTAGTAAACGTTCACGGCTAAGGGCGTTTTTCTTCAATAAAAATAGGCGTATACTCGTAACATGGCACAATCAGCACTTAAATACGATGAATTTGATCAAATGGATCAAGTCCCTATTCCAGCAGGCGGAATTGCTACTTTTTTGACGGCGGAAACCGGCTCTTGGGCCGATGATGACGAAGTCATGCCAAAGAAAGGTATTGCGCAAGTTCATCAGATAGCTGACAAGCTTGCCGAGTATGGCCGTAATGAAGACGAATACATGGTTCACGCTGCGGAAGGCGAGACTGTTATTCCGATGGAAGTGTTTGATAAAAACCCCACCCTAAGAAACAAGCTTTTTGCTGAAATGCGCCTTATGGGCATTGAGCCAGAACGTTATGTTGTGGGTAATGAGCTTAACTCTATCAACCC